AGAATTTCTGACGCTCCAATCGTCATTGGGACAGGATTAGACACGGATCCCACCGTGTAACCTGACGGAATAACCGCCAGAATGCTCAAGATCAGCTTCTCAATATTATCGAGTGCAGCTGGTCGTGGCTAGGCAGCAAGGTAAGACGACATTTATGAAGCAAAGAATTTTGATGGGATTATTTGAGTGGGATAACAAGCTGCAAATTGGGACGGCTCATCGATTGACGACTTCTCTGGAGACTTTCCGCGATCTAGTCCAGACGATCGAATCAAATGACGGATTGGCAAAGCAAGTCAAGCGGATCCGGTGGGCTCATGGCTCCGAAGAGATCGAATGTCTCAATGGCAATCGCTATATGGTCAAAGCTGGCGCGTCAGCGGCTCGCGGTATATCAAAGCCCGAGACTGTCCACATCGATGAGACTCGAGAGCTGAAAGATGAAACGACTTGGGCATCGCTTCGGTACACGATGATGGCGGCAGAAAATCCGCAGCTCTGGTCATATTCAAATGCCGGCGACCAGCATTCCCTTGTGCTTAACCAAATTCGTGAAAGAGGAATCGGCGCAGCTGGTGGATCAACCGACGACATCGGTTACTTTGAATGGTCAAGTGATTACGACAAGATTGACGATTCCCCTAAATTTTGGGCTGGCGCGGCAAAAGCCAATCCCGCACTTGGTCACACCGTACACATCGACAATTTGCGAGCTGTGATGAATGATCCGCAGGATGTCGTCCGCACCGAAGTCTTGTGCCAATGGGTACAGACAATCTCAAGCGCAATTCCCGCTGGTGAATGGGCTGAATGTGGAATGGACGAATTTGAAGTCGATCGCGAAAAGACTGTTTGGTTTGGTCTGGACTGTTCACCGGATCGACGCGATGCAGCTCTTGTCTTAGCTCAGCAAATCTCTGAAGGCGAATTCTTTGTGAAGTTGCTCCGAACTTGGCACAATCCAATTTCGCTCGATGATAAGGCTATCGCGAATGATATTGCGGAGCATTTTCAGGAATATCCGGTCGAAGTGATTGCGTACAGCCGCCGAACTTCGTCGGCGATCGCGGCTAGACTTCAACCAGCTGGCATCCCAATCGCTGATATAGACGGGGCTCTGTACGGTCAAAGTTGCGACGAACTTTTGGGAGCAATTACATCAAAGAGACTTCGACATGGAAATCAAGCCGAATTGACGAAGCAAATTTTGTCGGCGGCGAGATTGCCATTCGGCGATGGTGGCTGGACGATCGGACGGAGAGCTTCTCAATCGACTGTGTGCGCGACGGTTGCTTGTGCGCTCGTCACACACTATGCGACACGCCCACAGACGGATCTTGATATTATGATCGGCTAGTGGTATTGATTCCCTAAAATTGCTACATGGGTCTAAAAGAATTCTTTATTACCGCGCCACAGCCAATCGCTGAAATCAATGTCGATGCTGCTCTCGCTCCGGTCAATTCGATCGATGCTCTTGGCGCACCATATTTTGCCTACGGTCAATCAGCTACACGCGCGGAAGCGATGGGCGTACCAACAATCGCTCGCGCTCGCGGAATCATTTGCTCAACGGTTGCATCGTTACCACTTGAGACAAAAGTCAAAGAGACAAATGAGACTGTCCCATCTTTTCGTGTAATACATCAACCAGATCCACGAATCACAGGCGCAGAATTTTGGGCGTGGATTGCGGAAGATTTGCTATTTCGTCCAGCGGCTTATGCTCGCGTACTTTCACGCTACGCAGACACCGGACGAATTCAAGCGATGGAAAGAATTGCACCAGAGCGCGTTGAAGTATTAACCAATGGACTCGGTACGGAAATCGATGCTTATCGCGTCGATGGTTATTCAATCGATCCATCGGATCTTGTTGTCTTTGGAAATATGCAAGAAGGATTGCTCAATCGCGCTGGTCGTACAGTCCGAGCAGCACACGCACTTGAAAAAGCCGCGTATGACTTTGCTTTAAATCCAATTCCACAAATTGTACTTTCAAGCAACGGCGTACAGCTTCCAAAGGATCGCGTTGCATCTTTAATCAATGCTTTCAAAAATAAAGCGTCAAAGGCAGTTACATTCTTAAACGCAGACATAAAGATGGACACGATTGGTTACGATCCCAAAAATCTCCAGATGAATGAAGCTAGAAATTATTTAGCTTTGGAACTTTGCCGAGCCATCGGATTGCCAGCATGGTTCGCATCAGCTGATCCATCATCGATGACTTATTCCAACGCGGTAAATCAAAGACGCGATCTAATCGACTTTTCAATTCGTCCAGTACTTACAATCATCGAACAACGGCTCAGCCTTACGGATTTTACTCCAGCTTCACAGTACATCCGCTACGACCTAGACGATTTCTTGCGCGGCAATCCTTACGAAAGAGCGCAAGTGTACGAAATTCTAAACCGCATCGGCGCGATGAGTACCGATGAAATCAGAGAAGAAGAGGACATGATCGGATGAAACTAACTACACCAATGACCATCACCGCGGCGGATTCTGAATCTCGCACAATTACCGGACGCATCGTGGCATTCGAAGAAGCAGCGAACGCATCGACTGGCAAAGTCGTATTTGCAAAGGGATCAATCCAGCCAAAGGATGTATTGCTAAATCTTGAACACGATCGCACTCGCAGAATTGCAAAGCCACTATCGATTGCCTTGTCCGAAGATCAGATGAGCATCAATGCAACATTTAAAGTCGCAAATACAACCGCTGGCAACGATGCTTTGATCGAAGCAAGCGAAGGTCTGCGCGATGGCTTTTCGATCGAACTAGCAGTCGATGATTACATTCAAGAAAAGAACGGCACGATGCGAGTACTTGCTGGCGAACTTACAGGCGTGGCACTTGTTAGCGAACCCGCAGTCCGATCAGCTCGCGTGTCTGAAGTAGCAGCCACCGAAGGCGATGAAGATTCTGAATCTGCACCCGCAGAAACAGAAGCAACACCACAACCAACAACAGAAGGAGACGAAGTGGAAAACACCGTCACAAACGCGGACACCGTCGAGACGGTCGAAGCCGCGCAGTCAGTAACAGCGTCAGTCAAATCTGTCGCTTATTCAGCACCACGCATCGAAGTAACAGCTGCAAAATATCTTGAAAACAAGATTCAGGCTGCACTTGGATCAGAATCAGCTCGTCAGTACATCTTGGCAGCCGATAACACCACAGACAATGCTGGTCTTGTACCAACACGCCAGCTCGCTGAAGTCATCAACGGACTTTCAACGACTGTCCGTCCATCAATCGATGCGATCTCACGCGGCACTCTTCCAGATGCTGGCATGACTTTTGAGATTCCAAAGATCACAGTTGCTCCAGCGGTAGGCACAATCGCCGAAGATGCAGCTTTCACAGATACAGACCAAAATTCTGCGTTCGTGAGCGTGGATGTCAAAAAATTTGCCGGACAGCAAAAATTTTCCGTTGAGCTATTGCAGAGAACTTCGCCACTTTTCTTCAATGAACTTCTTTCAAATATGGTGGCGGCTATGGCAAAGCAGCAAGATACCTACACAAACAGCGTTTTGGTATCTGGTGCAACAGCGGATGCAACATCAATCGCAACATATCCAACAGCCGCAGAACTTCTTGCGTTCATCGGTCGCGGTGCAGCAAGTGTCTATGCAGCAACAGCGGGTCTCGCAAATCCATTTGCTCGCAATATCTTGGTAAACACTTCACAATGGTCGAATCTAATGGGTCTAAATGATTCAGGTCGTCCAATTTACAACGAAGTAACTCAGCCAATGAACCAACCTGGTCTTGCCACTCCAACTTCGTTGCGTGGTCGAGTTGCCGGACTTGATTTATTTGTAACAGCAAATACAGCTGCTACAACAGACATCGATGATTCAATTATGATCATCAACCCTGATTCATATACATGGTACGAATCACCTTCGTATCAACTTCGTGCTGAATCAACAGCCGATGGATCGATAACTGTGGGCGTTTATTCATTTGGTGCAGTCGCGACGAAAATCGGCGCGGGCGCATTTGGCGTAAACAAAACCTGATCCATAACAAATCAATCATGACCCGATTCGCTCCCGAGTCGGGTCAGCAGTAGAAAGGGAAGAGCTAATGTCTTTGGTCACTCCGTCCGAACTTCGTTCGGTGCTAGGCGTTAGCTCTTCTCTCTACTCAGACGCGTATCTTGAAAAGATTATCGACACAAGCGAGCTTGTAATCTTGCCGCTTCTTGTGTCTTACTCTTCAGCAATTACTGATCGCCGCATCGGGTCAAATGTTGCCACATTGACGACCAACACTCCACACAATTACATCGTGGGATCCAGCGTCGTTGTGGCAAATGTGGACGCGACATTCAACGGCACTTATTCAGTCACAGCCATAGGAACTGAATATGAATTTTCTTATGCAAAGACAAATTCGGACATTGTAATGAATGCCGTCATTCCACACGGAGATACTTATCTTTCGGGCAAAGATGCCGCCACAATTTACGCAACAAATCCAGCCGTCTATGAAGCCATCATCGTTGTATCGGTTGAAGTATTCCAATCAATCACAGCTGCCGGCGGACAAATTGAAGGCGTTGATTTTCAAGTCACGCCATACAGAATGGGTCGCTCACTCTTGAATCGTGTTATCGGAATACTAGGAAAATCTTTGGACACCGGAGCGATGCTCGCATGAGTCCCGCATCATCGATTGCCGTCAATATTCGAGGCGCACTCAAGACAGCAATCTCCAGCGTTGCCGCTAATACTTACGATGCAGTACCAGAGGCACCCATCGTCCCATTTGCGGCGGTCGTACCGAATACGCCCTATCTTGAGGCAAATCTTATTGGCACATCAACCCGAGTCAAAGTCAATCTTGTCTTAACCATTGGAGTCGCTATGTACTCCAACGCAGCTGCACTCGATAATATTGAGAAGCTGATCTTGAGCATTCTGGCGGTTATTCCGTCAGGTTACACGGTGGGATCCGTGTCTAATCCTGTCCCAATGACGATTGGAGCGTCAGAAATTCTGATGTCCGAAATCGAATTATCAACCCAATACACCCAAACCAATTAGGAGTAATTATGCCAACGACCGTCATCACCGGACGCGATCTAGTATTGACGATCGCCACCGTAAGTTATGATGCACAAGCAACAACCGTATCGCTTGAAGCCGACCATGTAATTGAGACATACCAAACTTTAGACGGTCGCGCCTACAAAGCGATTGATGATTCTTGGATGCTAAATGTAGAAATGCTTGCAGATTGGGGCGCAGCTTCATCACTCTGCGAATCACTTTGGACAGCAACAGAATCATCACCAAACACGACTTTGGCGGCATCGCTAACAGCCGTTACTGGCGCAGTATTCGCCTGTAACATCTTGCCAACATTCCCAAATGTCGGCGGTTCAGCACCAGACGCACAGACTGTCTCACTATCCTTTCAAGTAGTGGGAACACCAACCGAAACATTTAGCTAAGAGATAGGAAATCGGGAGCATGAAAACAGGAATTACAATCACATACTTTTCAGGAGATTCGGAATCGTTTACCGCATCGACACCGGAATTCGTAAAGTGGGAAAGAAAGACAGGCTTGAAGGTTACACAGCTCGGCGAAAATGTCGGACTGGATGATCTGCTTTTCTTGGCGTATAACGCTAAGAAAAGAGAGCTTGCTGGACAGCCTATAAAGCCATACGAAATCTGGTGCGATACGGTGGACGATATTCGATCCGAGGAAGCTGATAGCCCAAAAGCTACGCCGCCGGAAGCCTAAATCGAATCTTGGTTGAACTGGCGATTGCGACAGGGATACCAATGAAGGAGTGGGAAACGGCGGAGCAGATTTACACCGCAATCGAGATTTTGGAGAAAAGGAATGGCAAGTAAAGCCAAACAAGGGCGGTTTGAAATTACCGTTGATCCTATTGAATTCCGAAATCTAATCGGGCTTTTGAATGCTCTAGACAAAGAATCACAAGATGAAATCAGATCCAAAGCTCTGCCCTTGTCTCAAAGACTTGCCGGACAACTTCTTATGTTTAGCCAATCCGCTCCATCGCCACAAGCCAAACTTGTCGCGCAATCGATCACAGCTAAAAGAGATCGACTAATTCGAGTCGATGTCGGCGGTACAAAGAAGGTCGGTCGCAAGTACGGCGGCGAACAATCAAAGTCTGGCAAAGGTAAAAGAGTCAGACAGCAATCGGCTCCCGCTGGTGCGCTACTTTGGGGATCTGAATTTGGCTCACATCGAGGCGTTGATTCATCTGGTCGCGCGTACACAAATAGATTTAAAGCCGCCTACAATCAGCGCGGCTATTGGATGACTCCCGCCGTTGATTATTACACTCCAATCGTCGCGCGTGAATATGCTCAAATGGTTCAAGATGTCGTGAAGAAATTGGGGCTTGACTGATGGCTGGTATTCCGAAAGTCAAGATTACCTTTGATGCGGATTTTGATGAGTTAAAGCGTGGAGTCAAAGGCGCGGAAGCTGAAGTTCAAGGCTTTGGCGACAAGATGGGCAAATTTGGAAAGATGGCTGGAGCGGCATTTGCTGTCGCTGGCGCAGCTGCTCTTGCCTACGGCGCAGTACTTCTCAAGCAAGGCGTCGAGTCCGCAATAGCCGATGAAGCCGCTCAAGCAAAGCTCGCCCTTACCTTACAAAATGTTACGGGCGCGACTGATGCGCAGATCGCCGCCGTCGAATCTCAAATTCTCCAGACTTCTTTGCTTACAGGAGTCACCGACGACCAGCTTCGTCCGAGCTTTGAAAGACTATTGCGAGCCACAAAAGATTCGGATCAGGCTCTCAGACTTCAAAAGGTTGCAATCGATGTTGCCGCCGGATCGGGCAAGTCACTCGAGGCGGTTACTAATGCGATGGCAAAGGCAGCTGAAGGCAATACGGCGTCACTTGCAAAATTAGGCATTGGACTCACATCCGCACAGCTCAAGACGATGTCGATGGATCAAGTTACGAATCAACTGGCGGAAACTTTTGGCGGACAAGCCGCAGCCAAAGCCGATACATTCGCTGGAAAGTTAGAAATTTTAAAGAATGCTTTTAACGAAGGCAAAGAGACAGTCGGATCTTTTGTCTTAGACGCAATCACTCCAATGATCAATACAATCGTGAATACAGTCATTCCAGCCGTGAGCGCATTTATTAGCTCAGTCGGTGGCACCGACGGCTTAACAAATGCTTTTAAGACTTACATTGATCTAATTAAGAATATCTTTCAGCCGGTACTAGAAGGCTTCAAATTTGCGTTTGATCAGATCAAGAATGCCGTCATGGCTAACAAAGAAGAATTCACAGCCTTATTCAAATTCTTGAAAGATTTTGTAGCACCTTTATTTGGTGGAGTCTTAAAGATTGCTATTCAGGGAATTGGTATCGCTCTTGGAGTCGTCATCAATACCGTCGGAATTCTTATCAATGGCTTCCAATCACTCTTTGGAATTATTGAAAGCGTAGTCGGAGCAATCCAATCTTTGATCTCTTTAGTCTCTAGAAATAAAGTCGTGGCAGGGATCAGCGGTGCAATTAGCTCTGCATTCGGTGGATTCCGCGCTGAAGGCGGAACGGTATCGGCTGGCAAGTCTTATGTCGTAGGCGAGCGCGGTGCTGAAATGTTCGTCCCTAGCTCAAACGGCACAATCGTTCCGAACGGCGGAATGGGCGGAACAATTAACATCACGGTAAATGGCGCGATTGATGCTGAAGGTACAGCCCGCACAATCGTGGATGTACTTAACCGATCAAATGCCCGCGGCACTTTAGGCGCGAACAGGCTTAGCTTCGCATGACTCTTTGGACGCCTACTTGGAGCATCGACATTGATGGCGTCGAGTACAAAGATGTGGCTCTGGCGAATCTCAATATTGGCTCTGGTCGCACAGACATCTACGAACAAGCCATCGCGGGATATTGCAATCTCACTCTGATCAATCTTGACGATTCAACTATCACCGCCGAAATCAATTCAGCCGTCACCGTGTACATCAACAATTCGGCGGGGACTCCCGTGGCTATCTTTGGCGGCTCAATCACCGATTTGATTGTGGGCGTTCAATCTGGTGGCTCGATTGGAGTGACTCAAACAATCTCCATCGTGGCTCTAGGAGCCCTTTCAAGGCTTCCAAAGATATTGACGGAAGGAGTCTTGGCGAAGGATCTTGATGGAGTACAGATCGAAGAAATCTTGTCGCAAGCTCTTTTCGCTCGATGGAATGGAGTGCCAGCTGCCCTTGCTTGGAATGCGGTCGATCCGACTCTGACTTGGAATGAGGCATTCAATACCGGACTTGGCGAGATCGATGCTGGCAATTATGAGCTAGCAGCTCGCTCAAGTAATGTGACCGACATATATTCTTTGGTGGCTTCTTTGGCTACTTCAGGACTCGGGTATTTGTACGAGAATTCGGCAGGACAAATAAGTTACGCTGACTCAACCCACCGCACTCAATACCTTGCTGCGAATGGTTATGTGAATTTATCTGCCAATGACGCATTTGCCAACGGATTACAGACAGCGGTTCGCGCTGGAGATGTGCGAAATTACATAACACTAACCTACAAAAACGGAGCGCAAGTAACAAATTCAGACGCGGAATCTATTGCCCTGTATGGCACTTTGGCTCAAAATATTACGACAAGTCTTGAGAATGCTGGAGATGCTACTTCGCAGGCTGCATTCTATTTAGAGCTGCGAGCTTTGCCACAAGCTAACTTCAACCAAATATCATTCCCTATTGGATCGCCAGAAATAGACAATTCCGATCGAGACAATTTGCTGAATGTGTTTATGGGAATGCCGGTCAATATTGCGGATCTACCGTTAAACATGGGATTGAATTTTCAGGGATTTGTTGAAGGCTGGCAATTTCAAGCGGGCATCAATTCTTTGACTGTCTCACTTTATGTGACTCCCGTGGCGTATTCTCTTCAGGCATTTACATGGGCGGATGTGCCTGTCGTTGAGACTTGGAATTCGATTGAGCCTACACTTACATGGTACGAAGCAACCGTGGTCGCATAAGGAGAAGAAATGGCAACAACTACACCCAATTATGGCTGGTCAGTCCCAACATCGACGGATCTAGTCAAAGACGGAGCAACAGCGATTGAGACGCTTGGAGATAGCATTGACGCTTCATTCGTGGGACTTAAGGGCGGAACTACCGGACAAGTCTTATCAAAGACATCTGGCACAGATTTAGCATTTACATGGATCGAGCAAGACGATACGACTCTTTCATTCAATGCCCAGACTGGAACGACATACACGCTTGTGGCATCAGATAGTGCAAAGCTTGTAACGACTTCAAATGCTTCAGCGGTCACAATTACGATTCCACCGTCTGTCTTTACAACTGGAAATCAAATCAATGTGCAATCAATCGGCGTGGGATTGACTTCATTTGTCGCTGGTGCTGGCGTAACTATTACATCCACCGGAGCAACCGCAGCTGCTCCAATTTTGAGAGCGCGATATTCCGCTTGCACAATTATCTGCACAGCCAGCAACACTTTTACCGTGGTGGGCGATCTTTCGTAATGACTCCGATTCTTGGAATTCTTGCTTCGTCGTATCCTGCCGTAGGCGATTATGAGTCTATTTCTACGGTAACGGTTGGCGGTGGCGGCACTGCCACAATTACCTTTAGCAGTATCCCTAGCACTTATACACACTTGCAAATCCGTATGCTTTCAAACGACACTACTGGCAGCAATAATAATTTAATGCAATTTAACACTGATACTGCCAGCAATTATTCTTGGCATGCTTTACAGGGTAATGGTACAGCCGCAAGTGCCGCTGCTGGTTCTACTCAAACTTCTATGATTTTTGGTAAAACTGGCATAAGCGGCGGCGGCGGCGGCGTTTCTGTAGTAGATATTTTAGATTATGCAAATACTGATAAATATAAAACTATTCGTTCTTTATCTGGCACAGATAATAACAATACTAACGGCAGACTTTTCTTTGCATCTGGTAACTGGCGCTCAACTTCGGCAGTTACGACGATTACTTTGACGAACGATAGCGGCACTAACTTCTCACAATACTCTTCCTTCGCTCTGTATGGGATTAAATAATGGCTAAAACTTATGAACCAATAGCAACTACAACACTTGGCAGCGCGGCGGCTAGTTACACTTTTAGCAGCATCAGCGGTAGTTATACCGATTTAGTTTTAGTATTTCAAACAGGTATGTCCTCGGCTGGTAATGAACCACTTTTACAATTTAACGGAGATACAGGATCAAATTATTCTGAGACCATGATCTATGGAAATGGCGGTACTGCTTATAGCTTTAGAAATAGCATCTCGACTGCTATACAATTAGCCCGCGATGTAGGTTTACCGAGCGCGCTCGAGTCTAATCATATTATCCAGATACAAAACTATTCAAACGCGACAACATATAAAACTTTGCTCGCTCGCGTAAATAAAGGTTCTGCCACTTATTCACAAGTTGCTGCGTATGTTGGATTATGGCGCAGCACTTCTGCAATTACCAGCGTTACAATATCCACAACCGGTGGAAATCTAGTTTCAGGCTCAAGCTTTACGCTATATGGAATCAAGGCGGCATAATGGCTAACACATTCATAAAGATAGCGACCGTAACGGTAGGCGGCGGCGGCGCTGCTTCTATGGCGTTTTCATCTATTGTGGGAACTTACACAGACTTATTAGTTAAAATATCAAGCAGAGCCGATGCCGATGTTGTAGATGTTATATGTTCAGTAAACGCTTCAGCCCTTGATGTTGGCAAAAGATTAAGAGGCAACGGCGTAAATGCTGCAAGCACTTCAACCGCTCAAAACTTTGGAGTCAATAACAGTGCAGCAACGGCAAACACTTTTAGCAGCGCCGAGTGGTACTTCCCTAATTACGCTGGAAGCGATAACAAATCTGTAAGTATGGACGGCGGAGCAGAAAACAATGGCACAGACGCTTATTTATCTTTGGTTGCTGGTTTAGAAAGTACAGCAAGCGCAATCACAGCACTATCTTTTGCGCCCAGCAGCGGCAACTTTGTTCAATACTCAACGGCAACGCTTTACGGCATAAAGAAAAACTAAGGAGACAAAATGGCAGACACAAAGATCATCGTCGATTGCTCAACCGGAGCGGTCACAGAGATCGAATTGACCGAAGAAGAAGCGGCGCAGCGCGAATCTGATGCCGCGGCTTATGCAGCGAAGAAGGCTCAAGAAGAAGCCGATGCACAAGTTAAAGCTGAAGCCAAAGCGGCTCTTTTGGAGCGTCTAGGTATGACCGCCGAAGAAGCGGCTTTGTTGCTTTCATGACTTATCCAATCGGCACAGCTGCCGCCGCACTTGAAATTGCAAAAGCCGAAATTGGCACAATCGAAGAAGGCGACAATTTAACGAAGTACGGCAAATTTACAAAAGCCGATGGCTTGCCGTGGTGCGGTTCATTCTGTAATTGGGTGCTGGCACAAGCTGGCGTGAAGATTCATTCAGTCGTCTCGACAGCTGTGGGCGCGCATAAATTCAAAGAGACATCCAGATGGAGTGAGACACCGGCAATCGGTGATCTTGCATTTATGGATTTTCCACATGACGGAGTCGATCGGATTTCTCATGTGGGAATCGTTGCAGCAATCGATGGCAAGACAATAACGACGATCGAAGGCAATACATCGGGCAACGGCGATCAGCGCAACGGTGGAATGGTGATGGTCAAGATCCGCACGATTGGCAAAGAAGTGGTCGGCTTTGGTCGTCCTAAATATGTGCCATTCAAAGGTGAAGTGCCAATCATCATCATCGATGCGCCAAAGAAATCGATTCTCAAAAAGAAGGAGAAAAAATGAAAGAAATTAAGTTGCTTGGAGCTTCATGGCTTCGTTCATTCTTAGCGGCTGGCGTCGCTGTGTACATGGCGGGAGTCACCGATTCAAAAGCAATCGCCGGAGCCGGACTTGCGGCGGTGCTACCTGTAATTTTGCGTTATCTAAATCCCAATGACGCAGCTTTCGGGTTAAAGGGGAAGTGACTCGGAAACTACTTCAGGCAGCCCTAGTCTCGGGACTTTTGTTGGGGCTGTCTGGATGTAGTCAATATCAGGGATGGACTCGATATGAATGCCAGAAATTTGAAAACTGGCAAAAGCCTGAATGCAATCCGCCACAATGTAAGGCTCTCGGAGTCTGTACTGAGGACATATACGGAGAAGATCCAAATGGGTTCACATCAAAAGCGCCTAAGTAATGAGCAACTAAAAGCAAGACTCATCGTATTCATCGGAGTTGCTTTGGCTTTGACTTTCATGTTTTCCGTTGCTGGAATGCTCTACGCGTTGATCTTCGTCACGCAACCTTTAGGCGATCAAGCGCCAAATGATCGAGCATTTATTGAGCTGCTATCCACACTCACAATCTTCTTGACCGGTGCGCTCGGCTCTGTGCTGGCATCAAATGGACTCAAGGATAAAGCAAAAGACCAAACCGACACGCCCAAAAACACGCAGGATTCTTGACGATGTCGGTTGATTGCTTCACTCTGTACGCAGGGAGCGAAGTTCAGTAACTCTCGGATCGGGAGCAAATATGTACACACTAGGAGAAGTCACCGCTTGGCTGCTATTGGGAGTCTTGATGGGCTTTATAGGCGGATACACTACAGGGCTTAAAGAAGGAAAAAGAGAAGGATTCGTCCGCGGCAAGATCGCAGCTCGTAAGAATGCGGAGAATCGCTAATGGGATTCTTAGACAATTACGAGACAGTCAATCAAAAGGTTATTCGACTGCACGCCACATTTCCAACAAATCGCATCGAAACATCTATCATCGATTGGAATCCCGAAAAGGGATTCATTCTTATCGAATGCCGGATATATCGCCGATACGAAGATGAGAAGCCAGCCGCAATCGATTACGCACATGGAATGGTCGGCGCCTATAACCCGCAAATGAAACGCTGGTATGTAGAAGATACGGTCTCAAGCGCGATTGGAAGATGCGCTTCGGTGGTATTAGGTACGGAGACTAAGCCTAGTTTTGAATCAATGCAGCAAGTCGAGACGATGCCAAAAGCATTTGTGGAAGAAGATTTGTGGGCAAAGCCATTTGCTGAAGATGGATTTGCAACAGCAAAGACAGCCATCGATGAAATCACGACAAAGCTTGGCGCTGAGATTCAAGCCGAATCGCCAATTTGCGCGCACGGACACATGATCCTTAAAGAAGGGATTTCTCCAAAAACATCAAAGCCATATCGCGGTCATGTCTGCGTGGAGAAGGTCAAAGCCAATCAATGCAGCCCAATTTGGTACGAAGTCACATCGTCCGGCGGATGGAAGGCTCAGTAATGGGAGAGTTAAACATTCAAAAGCCGAATGGCGAATCGATTACATATCAGATCGATGGGACAGTCATCAAAGAGCAGTCCGAAATCTCAATCAACTGGTGCGACAAATGCGAGAAGTGGAAGCCAAAAGAATTTGGTCGATACGACGGCGCTCAAGGCTTGACGATGCTGTGGGTCTGTATGGAGTGCAAATGAAGATGAAGATCACGCACGAAGATGAATGGACAGCTGCAAAAGTCGCCATCGAACGCGTCGAAGAGATCGAAGCAAAGCCTGATCATGTCTCTCGATACAACAAGAATCTTTCATTTCACGATTACATTTGCGAGATAGCCGAATCAGTAGGTGCTGAAATGGCTGTCGCAAAGTACTTTGGAATACAGGATTTTAATCCGAGAGCTTCACGATTTAAGCGAACAGCCGATGTGGGATCGATCATCGAAGTCAAATGGACAAAATACGATTCAGGATCTCTCATCATCTACGACGGCGATCGCAATACAGACATCGCCATCCTTGTAACTGGTAAGAGTCCAAATTATGTACTTAAGGGCTGGATACCAGTAACGATTGCAAAGAATCAAAAATGGCGCAGACGCGACCAGCCGACATATTGGGTCGAGCAATACAATCTTCATCCAATCGAGAATTTGCGAAGGAGCAGTCATGGAGAAGCTACGCTTCCAATGTCGGGTTGAAAAGAAAGTCACGAATCACGCAGTCTTAAAAAATGAAGTGCCTTTGGGGATGGAAGTGGCTTTGACTCAATGCTTGAGCTGTGGAGTCATGGGCATCAATCAACTGGCGGACGCTAAGTAATGGCGCAATATGACTATCGATGCGAAATTTGTGGCAAGGTCACGACGATCCGCCGGTCAATGGCGGACACATTTGATCGAAATCCATATTGTGAAGGCTGCATGATTCCAATGTCTCGAATCTGGACAGCTAATCCAATTCACTTCAAAGGCAAAGGATGGGGCGGATCTAAATGAGGACAGAAATTAAGCATCAAGGCGGTTGTGGCAAGACATTCCTAATCGATAGCGAAAGACCATTGGTCGCTGTAACTATTCTTCAAGTTTCAATTAAGAATCATTCAAAAGATTGTGAAACTTGTAGTCTGGAACTTAGCAAATGAAGGCTGTGGATAACCTGTGGACAACACGCCCAAAGCCCGCTCAAGTTATCCACAATCTTGCGATGTATTTGACTAAGCCTGTACGCTCCATACTCGCTGGCGAGCCGCTGTGGCGGATAGCTCGCGGGCGATGTCTGGTGCTATTGGGTGTGCTATGTATCGTTAGCACGACACCAGCGGAAGCAAATCCAAATACAGATCAATACAAGCTCTACACACACTCAAGGATTATCAATTACGATCAATTCATTTGCTTATCTAATATCTTCTACAAAGAGTCAAGATGGAATCCAAATGCAGTCAATGGCAGTCACTTTGGGCTAGGTCAGATGCGATCACAGCACTACCGGACTCTTGATCCTTATCGTCAGATCGATGCCACAATCAAGTACATCAAGCATCGTTATGGTTCAATGTGTAATGCGTGGAGATTCCATCAGAAGCGAAACTATTTCTAGATGACCTTACATTCACAGCGCAAAAGCAACAGCACTCAATGGAAGAAGCTACGCCTACGCATACTTTCAAGGGATGGTCGAGAGTGCTACTGGTGCGGCATGGACGCAACCACAGTTGATCACATAATTCCAGTTGCCAAAGGTGGGTCAGATGATCCCGAGAATCTTGTCGCAGCTTGTCGTCGATGCAACTTTTCGAAGCAAGATAAGATGCCAGATTCGAGACATTGGAATCATGCAGCCTTCACAATATGGATTTCGATCAAATGTGTCCGCCATTGACCGGCGGATCGTCGTGACCTTGCCA